ATGAGAATAATCACCTTGTAAACTATTATTAACACCTTCAACATGACTACCTGTTGTTCTATTTACTTGACCATTAACTGCTAAAGAAATATTTCCAACTAAATTTCCTTCACCTTCAACATGAGAAAGATACCCACCCATAGTGTTATTGAAACCTTCAGCATGAGAACCACTAATATATCCTTTATTAAAATATCCTTCTAAATGAGAAGCTTCACCATATATTATAGTATTTCCACCACCTTCAGCGTGAGCTCCACGAGCTGTTTGTGTTGTTGATAAACCTATAGTATTAAGAATACCTTCAGCATGAGCTAAATTACTTCCAGATGTTACTGTATTACCTCCACCTTCAGTATGTGAAAAATCAGCACTAGCTGAAATTAAATAACCATTAGCAAATGAAAAATCACCAGTTGCTCTAACAAAATCACCTTGAGCAAAAGCTATATCACCAGTAGCAAATACATTATATGAAGGAGTACCTCCTGGATTGTAATCTTTTAAATGTCTTATAACATTTGTAAATTCAGCTGGAGTGTTAGCTATTAATGTGTTTGAACCTGTTATTATTAATGATCCTGTAACAATTATTGAACCAGAAACTATAATAGATCCAGAAATTATTGATGATCCAGTTGTGAATACAGTACTATCAGCTAAATCTATTACACGTTGTCTAACATCAGCTGCTGTGATAGCTCTATTTATATTATTCTCAATAAAATTTGAGGCATCTGATTGTATTTGCTGTTTTGTTTTTTGAGTCATTTTATTCTTTCTTTAATAAGGGTAATTTGGATCAATTGAACCAGTTGAAGCTACTATAGGATATGATGATCCTGTTATTCCACCAGTTACAGTTATAGAAATAGTACCTGTGATTTCTCCTATTGTTGATGTTACACTACCTGATAATGTTGTTGACATAGTTTAATAATTTATAATGGATTTGGAAAATCAGGAATTATTGATTCTTCTTTAGATATATTATTACCTATAAAATTTAAAGCTCTTTGTAAATCTAAAGAAGCTGAAACATTAGCTGGAGCTTCAACACTTGAAGAATAACTAGATGTTAATGTGAACACAATTTTATCATAATTAGTATATCCTAAAACTGTATGTTGATCAATAGTTAAATCATATGAAGCGCTAAATAAATCACCAACCATTGAATGACTAACACAGTTATATACAGCTGTTATCATAGTAGCATTATAGTAAGGCGTTATATAACTAGCTGAATATTCATTTAACAATGATGTTGTTAATGTTGAAGGAGAATATATTGGCATGGTTATAAATATGAAAAAAAAGGGTTTGGGAAAACCCAAACCCTAATTTCTTTATTAAATTTACTATTAGTAATTCAATATGCAATAATCCATAGCTACAGTTACACTAAGGTTAATATATTGATCTTGAGACCAATCATAATCACCAAAGGCTGCTGTTTTAACATAGGCTCCTTTAACAATCCATTCACCTACTACATCACCAACTGGGCCTAAGATATCAAAGCGTAAATCTTTTTTATAGAAATCTGAGTAACCATCACGACCTGTTACTGATTCGTGTGCTAAACGTGCCCATTCCATTACAGCTTGAGCACCAGATGGTGTAACAGGATCGTATAATTCGATCTGCATATCACCCCATCTAACTTTACCTTTAACTTTACGGTAAACGTTGATGTGGTCTAATATGATTTCACCAGCTTCAAAGTTAGGAGCAGTTACTTTTCTAATTAAATAAGCAGGTATACCTGCGATATACATAATAAACCTGTTTTGAACCTTTGGTTCAAAAGCAGTGAACATGATTTCGTTTGCGTTTAATACTGGCATGGTTATTTATTTGTTATAAATATTAGACATTAAGAGAAGCTTGCACCAGTTGGAGTAATATTGAAGCTCAATAATACAAATTCAACTGTTTTGGTTGGTTGGATATAAATTTGACCTATTAATTGATTTCTGTCAATTACATCTGAAGTATTATTAGTATCATCCATTACTACTTTAAAAGCATACAAACCTTGTCTTTGTTGTACTGATTCTAAGTATGGATTGACTCTAGCTAAGAAGTTATTTCTTGTAACAGTTGTATTTTGTTCAAACACAATTGTATTAGCTACACCACCAATAAAGTTCTTTAAATTAATTAACAATCTACGAACATTGATACGATCAAGAGCAGAAGCTTTAGTTTGTAATGTTTTCTGACCATAAGCTACAACTCCTACACCTGGGAATGTTGCTATTGGATTAACTTTAGCAGCATATAATGTATCACGATCAGATGGAGCTAATTTTCTTTCAGCTTGAATAACACCACCTAAACCACCTCTGTTTAAACCAGCTGGAGCAAACCATTCAGCAGCTACTCTATCATTGAAAGCATAAACACCAGCCATAGCTGTTGAAGCTGGAACCCAAACTAATTTACCAGTTTCATTTGATACCATTTGAACCCAAGGCCAGTAAGAACCAGCATATGAACTATCTTCAGTTAATGCTTGAGCTGTTACAGTTCCAATTGTAGAATTATATGGAGCTAAATCAAGTATATAAAAACAATCACCTCTTTCTTCAGCTAATGTCATAAAGGTACTTGTAGCTGATGAATGAACACTGTTTACTAAACCTGGAGTTGTTATTAAGTTAAAGACATATTCATCTTTATTACTTAAAATAGCACTAGCTGTGTTATAAAGTCCAGCTGTGAAACCTTGAGTTGTGGTAGAAATACCAGAGAACATAGTAGTTCCGTCTAATGGATTTTGTCCTGTACCACTTCCAAATGAACCATTGTATGAACCTGATCCATTACCTGGTAAATAAGCTAAATTAACTACAGATGAAGTATAAGCATTTACAGGTGTTCCATCATTTTGGAAATAACCTGGGGTTGGTTTATTTACATCACTTACATAAACATAGTTACTTTTATTAGTATAATCACCATTTATTTTAACATAATATCCACCAACAGAAGCATCATATTCAACTGATTTATATTGGTTACCAACAACAGCTTCAATATAGTTTGGAGCTAAAGGATCTAAAGATACATTAGTAAATGTTTCTAAAACACTTGGTGTTAAGGTAGTATCATTACCTTGTCTAATAACTAAAGTAAATGTGCCTAAACTAGCATTAGAGTTTTGAATTTCCCATCTAACATTCTCTGTTGAACCAGATATTAAAGTTCCATTAGAACCTGAATTAGCAAAGTTATTCATTATGTTACCTCTAGATATAGTTGACAAAGTAAAGCTAGAGGTAAAATTAGTAGCTGTTGAGCCAGTAACACCAATACTAGCTGTAGCACTTGTAAAACTACCACTAACAATACGAGTAACTAAAATTGAATCGCCACCTTGTTGAAAATAATTGTAGGCAGCCATTGATGTTAGGTATTCATAATTAGTTGATGATGATAAGAAAGAACCTCCAAACTTATTTTTAAAGTCTGAGTATGAAGTAACTACAGTTGGAATATTAACAGGTCCTTTAACAGCTGGACCTATCAATGCTAAACCAACTGATACAGGACCAGTAGTCACAAACGACTGGTCATTTTCGGTTGTTAATACACCTGGTGAAATTAATGTTTCTGTTGCCATGTTAATTTTTATCTAGATTGAGTCTAATGATAAATATGGCAGAATATTTACAAAATGTATTATTGAGGAATAAATTCTCCTGTTTCTAAATTTATTTTTCCTATACCATATTTTTTATTTAATTCATCAGCAAAATTATTTTGTTCTGATAAATGGGTTAAAAATTTTTGTTTTAATTTTTCTTTTTTAGATTCCAAAATAACAATATCAGTTTCTGTTTGACCTATCTCCCAAATTAATTCTTGATCAATTTTTTTCAATTTAGATATTTTATCTAATTCTTCCTGTGTTAATTTTATTGTATTCATATTTTTAAATTATTATTGATTGTCTATATAAATTATTATTTGATTGTAGTATTCAATAAAGTGTTCATTCCATAAATCCCATTTAATATTTGCTCCATCAACAGAATATATTTCATAATTTTTAAATAATCTTAAAAATACATCCCTAAATTCTCTAAATTGTTGTTTTTGTAAAGGAGTTTCTAAATGCCATTCACCTACTATTTTTTTAATATTTTGTTTAATCCAAACTAAATTATCTATAGTAAAGATATTATACTCTCCTCCTTCACAGTCTGTTTTTAAAAAGTCTATTTTTTCAATATTATATTTTTTAATAAAAGTATCAAATTTTAAAGTGTAAACTTCTAAAGGTTGATTATTATAACCATAAACTTCATTTAATACTTTTAAACCATCAACATCTGAAATACCTTTATTTATACATGTTACAAATCCATCAAGTGTATTTTTATTAAGAGTAATAAATTGTTCAGGACTTGGTTCTAAACAAAAAACATGAGATGGATTTTTATCTAAAATAGAATAAGTAAAAATACCAATACTAGCCCCAATATCAACTACAATATCATTTTCTTCAACAGAAAAAAATTTTTCATATATTTTTTCTTCAAATATTTCTTTTCCTATACATTCTTTGTACCATTTATTAGAATTTCCCCAGTCAAAACTTTTCATATTTTTAAAGAATTAAATACTTGTAAAGGTGTTATTGATTTTTGACAAATATGTTGTAATTTAGTTCCTTTATATACAGGACACCAATTCCAGTCACCAGCGTCAAATGCATGAACTGGATCATTCCAACAAAAAATACAAACATTATCATTATAAATTCTAGTCACTCTAGAAGTAAATTCATGTCCTGGTTTAGCAAAACCATTTATCATATAAGTATGATTTCCTAAAGCCCAGTTAAACCAAGATAGACCTGAACCTAATCCAATAAAAGCTTTAGCATGATATAAATAATTAGCTACTACTTTTAAAGGTTTTCCATAAACATTTGTTGTACCTGGAATATCATATGAACTTTTAGTTAAGACTATTATTTCATAGCCTAATTTTTTTATTAATTTAGATAATTCAACCCAATTTTCATAATTCCATTCTTTACAACCAGAAGTAGCATTAGGAGCAAATACAACATATGGTTTATTTAAAGGATCTTGAATAGCTTGAAAATCCAATCCATAATTTAATTCTTTAAACTCTAAACCTAAAATATCTGTAGCTGTTTGTTGTAAAGGTATTAAATTTACTTGATTAGGTTGCATATCAAATCTATCCCATTTTCCTGTATCTCCTCTAAACCAACCTATTCTATAAACAGTGTAACATTCTGTTGTTTTTCCAGGTTCTATAAATTCTATATCTTTATATTCTTCTAATTTTTTAAACCAATCATTAAAGAAAGTACATAAAACTACTTTACAATTATGTTTTTTAGCGAAATCAACAGCATATGGAGCCCAAGCTACTGTATCACCTATAGCTTTTGATTCTAGACAAATTAACACACGTTTATCTTTAAGATTAAGTTTATCTATAACAATTCCGTTAACTCTAATTTTCCATCCAGTGTAATATTTTCTAGAACATTTTGTCCACATATTATTTGTGATAGTATCTTCATAAATTACATTATCAGTTTCATCTAAAAATTCAACTTTATAATGTTCAAATTTATCACCTATAACTTCAACTTTAGGACCATCTAAATAATTAAATTTTATTTCGTTTTTCAAATGTGTATTTTTTTCTTTATGTTTTTCGTAGAATTTCATTAAAGTTTGATAACCTATTTGTCCTATTTTTTTTC